GAATCACTTCCACCATTTGGTCGGGCGTCCACTTTACTTCAGGTTCTTGAACTACACTCATTTTGTTCCTCCAGTGTCAAATTTTGATTTAATAAATGTTAGTTGTTCTTTAGTTAGAATCCTCAAAGCCTGTTTTGCCTTTTCATTACTATAATCATAATAACGTTTGACATAATCAAGATCTTTGATTTTATCTTGTCGGAGCCAGGGAGAATATCTCTTCTTTTTCCTCAGACTATTTATAAAAAAGTCATACTGCATCTTCTTTGGGAGGAAATTATACAGGTTCATTTCATTAGCAAACATAATACAATCAATATGCCCAGAGAGGCAACGATTGATGATGTATGGTGCATAATCCTTCTCAAGTGAAGGATCTTCATCAATTAGGTTGTTCTTCGTCTGATTGATCGAGTTTAACCAGTCCTTCAATTCCATAATTAAAAAGTAATAGTTCTTTGCGTTGTTTTTGGTCTCTCATATATTCACCCACCGAACGCATTGTATAAGTAAGATCAAACTCTGCGGCATTCCAGTTCTTGAACCTATCCTTTACGAGTTGGTCCGAATTATAACTGACTAACTGATCCATATTGTTAGCATCACAATCAATAGCAAACTTATCGTGATCAAATCCTTTGTGCATTGATCCCTTGTTCCCATAGAGATTGTCCTTAATGTCATAAGGAGGATCGAGATACATAAAAGCACCCTTATTTCCATCCATCAGATAATCATAGGAGTAATTAGTTATACGCCAATTTGCAATTAACTTTGAATACTCAGGCAATTTTTCAATACCTCTCAATGAAAAATTGCTATTTGATGCTTGTGGAGAAAAAGAAGAACTTTCGGTAAGACCACTAAAAGAACATTTGTTAACAATATAGAAAGCAACAGCACGATTAAGGTTCGTTTCAGACTCATCATTGATTTGCTCCTTTGATTTCAAAAAAAGTTCTCTTGCCAATTCTGGTGTACAATGTGCTAACTTCAGTCCACTAAGTTCATTCTTCAAATCATCCCCAAACATCTGGAGTTGCTGCCAGAAGTTTACCAGAGGTTCGTAAAGATCGTTGACCCAAATATCTATACTAGGATACTTCTTTGTAATATAAATCGCAACGCTTCCACCACCTAAGAAAGGTTCACGAAACTCATCATAGTTGCGGAGGTCTGGAAAGTATGCACCCATCTTTTCGCAGGCACGGGACTTTCCGCCAGGATACCTTAAACAGGTTTTTAATTGTTTTTGACTAATTGGCATTCAATTTCTCCATAATCATTTCATACTTTTCTCGACGCCTCTTGCCAAGATAAGGTTTCATCAATTCAGTCCACCTTGTCGCCGCTTCACCCTGAAGGTTTATATAATAAGTTGGTTTTTGACCTGCTGCTTTATGGACTGGACCACCATCAGTATAAGTTATTTTCCTTCCATCCATTATAACAGCAACTCGCTCCATAATATCTTGGTCGGTCATAGACATACTCATAGAAAGATAATTTTTTTCAGTATAAGTTTTTCCATTAGCAAAAGTCCGTGTTCTTCCTTTTTTATAAGACCAGGAGCCTTCACCTTCCCATATACCAGTAATCCAAGCAAGTTCAATTTCTGTTGGTTCTCTATGTTCGTAGATAGTTCCCTTAGCCATAAGTTTTAAGATACTCCACTTCTATTTAGTGGTGGAGTTATTTTCACTCCTGATGCTCCATTTTGGTCTAATATAAGAATAATTTAGATAATCCCAAAAAATACCTTGATAGTCCTCAAAGTCCCATTCAGGGTCTTTGCCATCATACTCCATTAAATCTTTCCATAATTGGAAACATATCTTAAATAGTTTCATAATCGGGTTTGTGATACTTCAAATATTCCCAAAAGGTAAGTTTCATTTCTTTCTGCGTCATACCACAGTGCTTTGCCGCAGCAGGAAGAGTCATTTTAGCACGGAACAAACCTTCGTTTGCTTCCTTTACATTTTCAGGAGTTGTTTTAACAGATTGTTCTTTTAGGTCTTTATAGTTAATTTTATATGGGTTCATTGGAATTCACACTCGCACATTATTTCAGTTAGTGCCGCTAGGAGGTTAATCTCTTGGTCAGCCACGAACGCACATTGGTATTGATACTTAGCAATAACAAGAACGGCAGCAGGAATAGAGGCGGGTACAAGAGAATCATAACAGGCGTCATAAACCCTGCGAAGAATGAGAGTAGAGTCGTTGTCCAGGTTGGAGACCACCCACTTTCGTACTTCCGGGAAATTCTTTTCCTTGAGATATTTGATGAGTTCATTTACAGGGATGTCCGAGAAAGATGCAAGAATGCCAGCGTCAATTTGTCCCCCAGTTGCATACCGTTGACATTCGTTGAGGACTCTGCGGAAGTCTGGGAAGTGCTTTGATACCAGTTCTGCAACGACTTTTTGATCATATTCGATCCTCTCCGCATCCAAGATGTTTTGTAGACGCTTGAAGAAGGATCCTGCCAACTGCGCTTTTTGTTTCCCTTTGATTGTGAAGTCGATGACGGCACATCGGGAGTGCAGAGGTTCAATGATTTTGTTTTTGTAGTTGCAGGTGAAGATAAAGCGGCAGTTGTTATAAAATGTCTCAATATTTGCCCGTAGTAGGAGTTGTACGTCGTTTCCTGTGTTATCCGCCTCATCGATGATGATGACTTTGTGTTTAGAAGATCCCGTAAGTGAGACGGTCGAAGCAAAGTTCTTTGCTTGGTTCCGTACAGTATCCAAGAAACGCCCTTCGTCGGATCCGTTGATGACATAAAAATCTGCCCCCAGTTCGTTACATAATGCTTTTGCGATTGTTGTTTTACCAATTCCGGGAGGTCCAGAAAGAAGAAGATTTGGAATCTCTCCTTTCTCTACAAACTCCTTGAATGTTTTTTTAGTATCATCGGGAAGGATACAATCCTCAATTACTTGAGGACGATATCGTTCCACCCAAAGAAAGTCACTTGTCATAATTTAATTATACCCAATCAGGTTTGCGTTGCGGCATACGAAGATAATTAGATGCAACCCAAGGTTTGCTGCTAATGTACATCTTGTAAGCAGTAAAAGTGTCAATAGTTGTGTCCAGTTTAAACTCATCTGGCATAGCACGAACGAAGTTTTCTACCTTGTCTATTTTACCACGAGGGAACAAATAAAAGGCATCTACAAGAGTCTTGTAACAGGAATGGACCTTACCATAACGGAGAGTATATTCATCACACAGGTTCATACCGTGCTTGATTAACCAATAAGCATTATGAATACTCTCTGCTGCCCACTTGGTACAGGGATGATTGCGGAATGCACCCTTCTCTGTGCTGTAAGGGGTGCTGTCTGCCTTGAGAAGGGGTCCATAGTTGTGATACCACTTGGATGCCACGATAGAAAGCATCTGGCAGCACTCAAGAGGCATTTTAACTATGTGCTTATCAGGAAGACAGACGGCACTCTCAGCAGGAAATTCACTTGTTACAAAGATATTCAAAATTGATTCCTCAGAAACAATATTTTTTTAGATAGTGTACTACTTCTTCAGGTTTATCTTCAAGGTAATATGCTTCCATTTCATAAGCAGCATAGGAACCAGTTGCCTTTACAGATCGCACAACATCATTCAGTTTATACTGGTCTAGAGTAGCAGTTACACCCAGTTTACCACGCTTACAGGATTGTGCAACGTGTACTGCTTCATGGTAGACAGTTTCATTCACATAATGTTTAACTGGACTGATAGTGTTTTTAATGTTGTTCAAACAAATTACAAAATCAGGAGATTGTACAACCCCAAACATTTCCTTATTTCTACAAATAGCAGAGTTTTGCTTGATAGTGTAGTTTTTTTGCATAATCATACTGATAATTTCTTGACCAGCAGGAGTAAGGTAAAGAAGAAATTCCATCAATCAAAAGTAGAATCAGGTTCGAGAGCAATATAATAACAAAGATTGTATTTGCTGTTAGTAAATTGTGACAGAAGTTTAGAGGACACTACCACATCATAAGCACCAGGAATAATCTTAATGTTTTCTACCTTAAAGTTGAAAGTGAATTCTTTATCAGTCTCACCCACAACAATAGAATATTCATTAGAGGTGTCATTCTTCTTATCACGAACAACAAGGCGAATTACACCAGCACCACCAACTGCAGAGAGGTCAGGAAGTTGATAAACTGCCGCTGCCTTAAGCAGTTTTTCCAGAGAACCAGTTTCCAACTGAAAGCAAACATCTTGAGAAGGAAGTTTGATTTCCTTTTCTGGAGGAGAAATAATTACATTAGGATCGGCATAAAAATACTTTACCCGACGCTTACCTTCACGAATATTGATATGAGATTCTTCCGTAAAATCAAGATCAGGATCTTGATGAAGACTCAAACCATTCAAAAATTGATTCAGGTCATAAATTGCAAATTCACGAGGAAACTCTTCTGTAATATTTGCTTCTGCCAGAATATTCTTGGCAACAGAAATAGTACGGAGTTTGTTACCTTGCTTGACCAGAATAGAATTGTTGATTCCAGCAAAGTTTTTCAGAACAGTGAGAGTATTTTCTGACAGTTTCATAGAGTTTTCTTTAAGTTTCATAATAATCAACGGAATTCAGTAAGTCCATTATCTTGACGGGTATAGTGTCCGTCAAAGTGAAGCAGTAGCATAGCATAGTGAATCACTTTCAGCAAATCACGCTTGTTACGTCCATCCTTGTCCCCATAACGGGAACCATACTTCAGGATGTTTGCCTGACAGAATCCTGCTGCCAGTTTCTTTGCTGCCATCAAATCAATAGTTTGAATGTCAGCATAACCAGATTCATCACCACAATAGTGACCGTGATAGGTGCTGGTTACATAATCCTGAATGTCTTTCAGGATTTTATCTTCATTATATTTCCAAAGATGATTTTTAGATTCACTCATAGTTACCGGTGTTTTTGCAAGATTAATTTGACCATTTTCATTCATAATCAGTGTATATTCAACTAGGTTTTTTTCGTCCTCAGGTCCAAACATAATAAGGGGAAGTCATAATTTACCTTCCCCAATTATAGCAGATTACTTTCTGTTAGTCAATCAGAAAGAAGGTTGTTCGTCAATGTATTCTACGGTCAGTTCAGAGTTTTCGGTTGGCATCACAAAGTCAGCATCAACTTTGTCATACAGTTCAAGGAATGCTTGCTTAGTTTCATCGTCAAAACGATTCACACACACTTGGATTGCCTTTGCCTTATCTTGGAAGATGCTGTAGGCACGGATGATATGAACCAGACGACGGGTGCTGATGATTTCCTCAATACCACCATCGTAGAAGGTCTTGCGGATAATGTCACCCCAGTCAACCAACCGCTTGCAGAAGTCACGGTCTTCCACACCCAAGTCCAGAGCAATACCCTCAAGAATCTTCTGCTCTACTGCAGGGGCAGGATAGGATTGCTCAAAGGTCACAGGGAAACGCTCTAGGAAAGCCTCATTAAGAACGTTAGTGCCGATGAACCTACCATCATCAGAACCCTTACCTTTCGTGTTTGCGGTGGCAATCACGTTGAATCCAGCGGCAGGTTTCACGAACTTACCAATCTTTTTCAGGAAGACACCTTTACCCTCAAGCACAGATTGCAGGCAGAGAATTTTGTTGGAGGCAAGGTCAATCTCATCCAGCAGAAGAATTGCACCACGCTCAAGAGCCTCAATCACAGGACCGTTATGCCAGGCAGTTTCACCATTCACAAGACGGAAACCACCAATCAAATCATCTTCATCGGTCTCAATCGTAATGTTGACACGAATCATTTCACGCTTCAGTTGAGAACACGCTTGTTCCACACTGAAAGTTTTACCATTACCCGACAGACCCGTAATGAACGTAGGGTAAAAGAGACGGGACTGAATAATTTTTTTGATATCGTTAAAATTACCAAACTTGACGAAGGTATCATCTTTTTCGGGAATAAGGTTTTGGTGATGTTCGGGAAGAACCGCAACATTCTGGAAAGAACGCTCAATCTCTTCCACACGCTGTTGAGTCACTTCAAGATTCCATTTGCCACGAGAAGTTTTGTATTGGGACAGTTTATTGCTTACGGTTTGGTAGTTGAGGGAACGAGAAGCACAGAAACCCTTGAGGTCGCCAGAAGTAATTTCAGGACCATAGAGTTCTTTAAGAGACTCAATCAGTTGGGCGTCATTCACGGCAGTTTTGCGGGGCATGATGTAGTTAGGTCGTTTTGTTTAACTGAGGTTATTATACAAGAAAAAAGAGGGCGGTTGAGTGCCCCTTATGACAGTTTCAAGATTGGACCTGCTGGTTTCGCAGTTTATTCAAATAGTCTTCACTTGCAATATGTCCAGTATATCCGGGATAATACTTTTCAACAAGTGCAGGAATACCCAGAGCAGTAGTTGCACTATTGCAAAGAATCCAGACTTCTTTAGTATCGTATTTAATTACGTGTTCAAATGGAAATTTAGTTTTCATAATAGTTCAAGCAACTAATTCAATAAACTCACCCAGAACCTTCTTATTCATCTTTTTACTCTTCAGACTCTTCACAAATGCGGATTTGATTTGAGATTTGGAAGCACATTCAGCAACATCAAACTCAGTATCCTGAGAAAGAGCACTTGCAGAAAGACCGAAGTAAGAATGATAACCGGATTTTTTGATTGTAAATGCCTTTTCTTTTTTCCAAGAAGACATTACTTTATCATAATCAGGTCCATAGTATCCACAATAACGGCGAATAAAATTACCAGAATCACGAGATTCAAGAACACGAATACCGATAAAGTTGGTATCCTCAAAATTATCCCGCAAATTATGCAGAAGAATATCAGTCATTCCATACCATTCGCAGTTCAGAGAATAGGTATTTCCAGTCTTACGGTCACGGAGAAAGCAATCTTGACCAACATGATTTGTTCCCAGATAAGGTTCATTTTCCCACTTACGTTGAAATTCACGGTGATACTTGAGACCTTGACCTTCACCAACAGACAAG